CCCCGATTTCGTTGTCAATTTAATGATGAATGATGTTGACTTTATTCTTGTTAAAGGACCTCATGGTTCCTCGTACAAGATTAAGTCTATTCGTTTGTCAGGGAGAAGTGAAACGTTGTTGGGTAATACTGTTCTGACATTGGCTGTTTGTTGGAACGTGTTTGGTGAATCATTGGTTGCAATGATGTGTAAAGGTGACGATGGTGTGACCTATTTAAATGACAAATTTGACTCTAAGAGCATCGGAGAGTATAAAGAGCATTTTAAGAGGCTTGGGTTTGAGATTAAAATGGAATTGGCTAACGAATTCACCTGTGAATTTTGTTCGTCTCTGTTTTTGCCGACCGAGTGTTCGAAAGTGCTTGTACCGAAACCTGGAAGGTTTTTGGCTAAAACTCTTTGGTGTAAAAATACCAATTACAAGGCTGTGCAGATTGAAGAACAATTTGCTGGCATTTTAAACGGAGTCAGAAATGTGTATTTAAATATGCCTATAATGAAAGGTTTGTATGAGAGTGAGGTATACGTTAAATGGAGGAAAACACATGGTTCGTTCAACCCATATAATGAGTACGCTAAGAAGGAGCAATTTTATAATGAAGACGAAGTCTATCATTATCTACTGGCTAGATATGGTATATATCCTAGCGATGTTGAAGAAATGGAAGATGAATTGCGAAACCTGAAAATACCTCATGAACTCACACATCATGGATTCAAGTTGTTAATTGAAACCGATTGGTCTGTTGAAGAACAGACTGATTATTTGTTAAATGATGAAGGAAGAAAAGACAACCGCTATGAAATCATATTGGACACCCTTTGTGAAGAATTAGCGTTTTTTGTCATTCCTATGTTGAGGCCACTAGTTGGTGCTCTCGAGAGTTATGTGTATAGAAACTACACTAACTTCATCATTCATATCCTGCTGTACATCATCGCTTTAAGATCTGATCTTTTGGCTTTGGTGTTACACCTCCTAGTGAACATGACTACCGTTTATAGTTTAAGCTTGTCTGCAGCAAGTTATACTAAATATAGTAATATGGTCAAAAGAAAAACGAAGGTTATCAAGCGAAAGCCTAGGAGACGACAACCCGG